ATAAGAAGCGTGAGCCTGTTATTGACAAGAAGACTAAAGAGCCTAAGCCTGCACCTGAGCCCGACTTTATGTTGTTTGAGAAGTGTATGCGTGGTGACACTAGTGACAACGTGTTTAGTGCTTATCCTGGTGTACGCAAGAAAGGCACTAAGAACAAAGTTGGTCTTATTGAAGCGTATGCTGATAAAGACACTAAAGGTTACAACTGGAATAACATGATGCTACAGCGTTGGACTGATCATAATGGCGAAGAGCATCGTGTACTAGACGACTACAACCGTAATGTTGTACTATGTGACTTGACTGCGCAACCTGCAGAAATTAGAGAGATAATTAATAGTACTATTGAAGAAAATGCAAAGCCTAAAGAAGTACAACAAGTAGGCATGCGTCTTATGAAATTCTGTGCTAAGTGGGATATGCAACGTATTGCAGATCAAGCACAGGCGTATGCAACACCCTTACAAGCGAGGTATATAAATGACAATTAATGCTAAACCAATTCTACAGGACAAGTTTTGGATTGTTGAAGAAGCCGGTGAAAAAGTTGGCACACTTAGTAAAAACGATGACGGATTTATTTTTAGTAATAAAGGTAAAATTACCTTTCATACTGATGCATCAGATCTAACTAAAACTTTTGGGCCTAGTTTTTTAACTGCAAAAGTTATCGCACCAGAAGAGCAAAAGGACTTTTCAGTGCATGGATTTCCAACACGTACAGCACCTTACAACAGTATGTTTGATATACAAAACAAACTTCCATTGTTTACAAAAAGTGAAAAGAGTCGTAGCGTATATTGTGCTGGTTATTATCTAATTAAGTTTAATGTAAACTGGCTTAAAAGTTTTTGTCCAAAGCAAGTTACAGTTGAATGTAATGAATACATGGGTCCTTACAAGACCGAGATTGAAATGAAACTGGCTCTAAGTAATGTCAAACGAACCACTTAATACTGCTCCGTTACAGCAGTTTATCAAACAAGTACAGTCTGCTGAGAATAGTCGTGCTAAAGAAGTACGACTTGATATTGGACAAGCAAAGAACTTAGCATTTGCGCTCGGTGTTGTTATGTCTCGTATGCACGGAGACTTGGAAAAATTTGTAAAAGAAAATGCTAGTGGGGCGTCAGATGACATCATAAAAGTAGAAATAGGCAGTGGCGGTGAATGGAAATAGACATTTAAAATGATAAATATATGCGTATATAACTAAAGGATACGCATATGAGTAGACCAGCACCAAATATATTAATGGAATTTGTAGACGGTAAAACCTACAAGAGCGAGCAGGTACTTGACGCTGAAGCTATTTGGGCAGTATTCTATAAAGACAAGCCATTCAACTTAAAGTCACAAAACAAATTAACAAATTATCCAGGACCTAAGTATAAAAAAACAAGTTTTTCAAATCCTGGACATGCAATTAATCTTTCTAAGAAACTAAACACAATGTTTAAGACTACCGACTTTGCTGTATTTAAATTAACAGCAGGCGAAAAAATTACAGATGAATAAGACAGTATATACTAAACTTTTTTTAAAACAGCTTAACATGGGAATCAGTAAAGAGAACATCGCTCAATACTTTCCAACATGGTGGAAGAACACTAGAGAAAAAGAAGCAGGCGGTTTACGACTTACTGAAGAAGGTTTTGATATGCTTTCACAAATTGATCTAGCAACATATAAAATACTATATCCTCCTGATATGCCAATTACTACACAAGTGATTATATTTTTAGATCAGTTTATTGACTGTCCGTATTATCTTGATAACACTGCTATATACGTAACCAACGAAAAAAAGGCAGTTGAACTTACATTGTTCAGCGGCGATCTTCGTAAGTACGGCATAACAAAAGCCATGAAAAGATCAGAAAACTTACCAAGTAAAGGTTGACATCTACCTATTCCAATGTTATATTAGTTTATAGGCACTGATAAACATGAGAGGAATATAGCATGTCAGATTTAAGAACAGTTTCGCCAAACAAGGCAAAAGCAAGTTTGCGCCGGGCAATGCGCAAAAAACGTCCTATCTTTATTTGGGGTCCTCCCGGTATTGGTAAGTCAGATATTGTAGGGCAAGTAAACGATAGTTTTCCTAATAGTCATTTGATTGATATTCGACTATCTCTTTGGGAACCAACAGATATTAAAGGCATTCCTTACTTTGATTCAACACAAGGTAAAATGGTGTGGGCACCACCTATGGAATTGCCAGATGAAGAAATGGCATCTAAGTACGATCATATTACATTGTTCTTAGATGAAATGAATTCTGCGGCACCAGCAGTACAAGCGGCTGCATACCAGTTGACACTTAATCGTCGTATTGGTGAATATAAGTTACCGGACAATGTAGTTATTGTTGCCGCAGGTAACCGTGAAGCAGACAAAGGCGTGACATATCGTATGCCTGCTCCACTTGCTAACCGATTCGTTCACTTAGAATTAGCTGTCAATTTTGATGACTGGTTTGAATGGTCAGTTGCAAACAATATCCACAAAGACGTTGTTGGCTACTTAACTTTTGCCAAAGGCGATTTGTATGATTTTGATCCACGTAGTTCTAGTCGTTCATTTGCTTCTCCTCGCTCATGGACATTTGTATCAGAACTACTTGAAGACGACGACGATGAGTCTACTACAACAGATCTAGTTGCTGGTTCTGTTGGAGAAGGACTTGGAATTAAATTTATGGCGCATCGCAAGATTGCATCCAGTATGCCTAATCCAAGCGATATTTTATCTGGCAAAGTAAAAGAATTACAGACACAAGAAATCAGTGCCAAGTATTCCTTGACTGTAAGTCTTTGTTATGAGCTTAAAGAAGCATGTGACAAAAATGATAAAAAGTTTGATGATAAAGTCAACAACTTTTTACGCTTTGCAATGGATAACTTTGAAACTGAATTAGTTGTTATGGGTATCAAATTAGCTCTTACGCAATACTCACTGCCAATTGATCCAGACGCAATTGCATGTTTTGATGAATTTCATGACCGTTATGGCAAATACATCAAGGCTGCACAGAGTGCATAAGACGCCATACAGTTGGGCGGGTCAATCTCGCCCAACTTTTCTCTTGACAAAACGTAAATAGAAGTGTATTATAAGTATATAGGCACTGAAGGAGAATACGCATGTTAGACTTTTTACCACATTATGTTGCAATGAAAATGTCAACAGAAAAGACAGCATCTGAATTACGTACATGGCAACCCGATCCCGATCTAACAGACAAACAGTTAGACGAAATGGATGTCGAGGTATACGAACGTATTATTACTGCTCGTATTGGATTGCTACTACGACATCCTTTCTTTGGTAATATGGCAACACGTTTAAAAGTTCAACGTGCTGACTGGCTTCCTACTGCCGCTGTAGACGGTCGTAACTTATTCTATAATGTACAGTTCTTTAATGCAATGAATAACAAAGAAATCGAGTTTGTTCTTGCACATGAAATCCTGCATATGGTGTTTGATCATTTAACACGTAGAGAAGATCGTGATCCTCGACTATATAATATTGCATGTGACTATATTGTTAATAACTTGTTAGTAGATGATCGAATTGGAACTATCCCAAGTATTGTAAATTGCTTTCAAGACTTTAAATACCGTGGTTGGGCTAGTGAAGCAGTGTACGACGACTTGTATGAAGAAGCTAAACAGAACGGTGAAGAATACCTAAAGCAACTAGGCGAAATGCTAGACGAACATATTGACTGGGAAGGCGAAGGTGACGAAAGCGAAGAGGGTAAAGGCAAAGGTCGCCCAACATACAGCAAAGCAGAACGTGATGCTATCAAAGACGAAATTAAAGAAGCAATGATTCAAGCGTCACAAAGTGCAGGTGCTGGAAATACTCCAGTAGGTGTACAGCGTTTGATTAAAGAGCTTACAGAACCTAAGATGAATTGGCGTGAGCTTATTCAACAGCAAATACAAAGTACTATTAAAAGTGATTATACATTTAGTCGTCCATCACGCAAAGGTTGGCATACTGGTGCTATTTTGCCTGGCATGAATTTTGACGAAACTATTGATATTTGTGTTGCAATTGATATGTCAGGTTCAATTGGCAATCCACAAGCCGCAGACTTCTTAGGTGAAGTAAAAGGCATTATGGATCAGTTTAAAGATTATAAAATTAAAATCTGGTGCTTTGATACAGAAGTATACAACGAAGATGATTTTGCAGGCGACGACGGACGTGAGATCACTGAATACGAAATCAAAGGTGGCGGTGGTACTGACTTTGATGCTAATTGGAAGTATATGAAAGAACATGGCATTCAGCCTAAAAGATTCATTATGTTTACAGATGGATATGCTTGGGATAGCTGGGGCGATCCAGATTGGTGTGAAACAGTATTTGTTATTCATAGCCACCACGACAAGAACCTTGAGGCGCCATTTGGCATGACAGCACACTACGAGGAGGCTGTGTGATAAAAGGCAAAATTAATCCGTTGAATGTTTTAGATGTACGTAAGGTGGACTTCTGTCCTCCGTACTTTGAAACAACATCCTTTGCACTGAGATATAATATTACTAGTGCATTGGATGAATGGATTACATCAAACTGCAACGGTAGATATTTTATTGGACGATCGGTCCAATTAGTAGACGATCAAATTACAACTTCAATGAAAGTAGGATTTGAATCACCTTCAGAGCTTAGTTATTTCTTATTAGCTTGTCCACATCTGAAGTATAATTAAGAAAAGCCAAATAAGTAATTTATAATAGGAGTATTAAAATGGCAGAAGAACAAACACAAACAGATCCAAATGAACTAACTATCCAGGATTTGGCTACTATGAAAGGCATCATTGATGTTGCCAGCGAACGTAGTGCATTTAAGCCAAAAGAAATGGCAGCAGTTGGTATCATTTACAACAAATTAGAGTTGTTCCTAAACAATGTTGAAGAGCAACAAAAACAAGCCAAAGAAGCAGCAGAGGCCGCGCAAGCCGCAGCACCGCCGCCAGAGGCTACAGAAAGCGAGTAATACATGTATAAACACGTAGGAAGAATTAAAAATAATCAACGGAAAGTAGTTGTAGCATATCGTACAATTCCAAACGATCCATATTCGTGCTTGGTTGTTACATCAGATGCTCTAGCAGCAGCAGATCACGATGATCTAATGAAGTTAGTTGAATCAGATGCAGGACAATCAGCAGATGAATTTTACGAAGCAATGCAACGAACATATCTTTCAGATGGAAGAAACATGTTAGCAGGACTACATACAACTGGTCACATGCGTAAATTTCCAACATCTGAAATTGAAATGGTTCCTAATAGGTCAAGTGTGATCTTATTAAGCGAATTAAATGAAGTTATTGCACAGCAAAAAGGCGTAGCAATTGACGATCTTGCTGTTAAAGGTGAAGCCAAGGCAACAGACGAAACTGCTCAAACTCCGGCACCTACTACACTAGAAGCTCCT